TACGTCCGATCCAAGACGGGAAAGATTGCCTCGGTCAGGCGGAAGCGCGCCGGTGCCCTCATTCCCGCGCGCATGTTCTACGGCTTTGCTCCGGGCAGGTTCCGAGAGTTGATTCAGTTTGCCGAGACTGAACTAGGGAAGGTTCTCAAGTGAGCACACGAGCGGAAGTCCGGGCCGCGATTACCGCGGCCGTGGCGGGAGCATTGCCCGATGCGTTGATTGTGGATGACCCCGATCCCGCACGGGTGGTCAACGAAGCCTCTCCGAAATTGTTTGTCCAGGTACTTTGGGTCTCGACGGATTACGAACCCAATCAACTGCTCGGCGCACATCAGCAGGCCGAGCGCTGGACGTGGGAGATTCAATTCCTGATTCCGGGTTCGGGTCCAACGGCCCTTAACGTCGGTGAGGATGCCATGACGGCCGTGCGGGCGGCACTCTGCCCCGCGGCGGGATTTGCTCCCGCCACCGACTGCGACACGCTCAACCTCGAGAGCGAGGAATGGGCAGGGACCACGGTTCAAACCGGCCGTGCCCTTTACGTGGCAACCTATACCCACACGCGATTTCTATAGGAGATGCCCATGAGATACGTCACGACCTGGACGGGTGGCCGTCCGGGCGATGAACGCATGTTCCACTTTGACGGTTCCACGGTGCGGGTGATGTACGGGGAGCCGCAAGAACTCAAGGCTGGCTTGGCAACCGCGCTCGGCCGGAAATTCAAGGTAAGAAAGGAAACAAAGGAGAAGAGCGATGGCTAACAAACAGGGGTCGTATGAACGGATTCTAATCTGGAAGGAGGCGACTCGCGGTACGACACCAACAACGGCTGTCGCTCACCTGATGCCACTGTACGATTATTCAGTTGGCATCAGCGAGGCCGCCCCCACTGACGTGTATGAGTTGAACGGCACGCCTCAGCCTGCGCAGCCGGGCAGGGGGGTTCTCTCCTTCGGGGGGTCGCTCACGGTGCCCGTGGATGAGGTTGCAATCGGTTTCTGGCTGAACCGGATGCTCGTGGGTTACACCTCGACCGGGGCCACGCCGGTTCTTCACACCTTCACCGTCTCGAACACCGAGCCGGGTCCGTTTGGAATGGAACTCGGCAACACCGCGGCATCTAAGTACGACATCATTCCCGGTTGTGCTGTGGGTGGTCTGCATATCAACGCATCCAAGGACCCGGCCAAGGCAACGATGACCGTTGACATAGTTGGTCTGGTTGGCGGGCCACCCGACCTCAACAATGCAACCTCCACTGACGCCACGCCCGCGGCCTACACGAGCCCGCGCATGAACCTGTTCCCGAGCCTCGTGAAGATCGCCACAGCCACCTCGGCCCTGGTTGAGAAGTTCTCCCTGGATATCACCCGCGAGGTTACAGCAGAGCACGTCATGGACGGCAATCGTTATGCTGCCGCGTGCAGCTTCGGCAACCTCTCGGTCTCGGGACAGATCACGGGTCTTTGGGATGATGCCGATACCCTCCTCGGGCTGGCTATGACTTCTGCTGGTGTAGATGCGGGAGAGAAGGTACTCGAGCTTGATCTGAGTGCAATCACCGCAACGTACTACCTGAAGTTCTTCCTTGACGAGTGCTCCGTTTTCGTTCCCAATGCCCCCGGCCTTGGTGGCCGCGGGATTCGTCGCATTAATCTCGGTTTCAAAGCGTACTACCAGGACGACGCACAAGCTTCTACCGTGCAGGCGATTCTTGCCAACACGGCGGCAGTTGGCTCATACAGCACCGCTTGGGCGTAAACCCAAAACAAAGGAGGACTTATGCTTACATTCACCCGGGCATACTTTGACCGGAAGCCGGTCGAGGTGTCACTCAAAGATTACAAGCCGGCGGGGGCAGTGCTCACCGTCCTGCCCCTGACCGACTTGGTTAAACAGCAGTTTGTCAAGAAGCATCGGATGTGTCGGACGTGTCTCGGTCTGGGTTTCTTTGCCTGGGCGGATGCGCCCGCGGGCAAGTGCCCGACCTGTGGTGGGAAGGAAGGTCCGTCCTACGCCGACGGGGAGATTCGCCGGATCGTATTCAGAGAGATCGTGACCGGCTGGGCGGGATTCAAGTTCGAGGACGACGAAGAGATTCCATTCACCGACGACTACCGTGATGCGGTAGCAGACAACACGGCGTTCTTCTTCCAGGTCTTCAACCTCGCTTCCGAGGCGGGGGTCAAGACCAGCCAGGATGAAGAGGGAAACTGAGGTCCGCCGCCGCTGAAATGTTTGGCGGTGGCGGCGTCCCCGATGATCTTTCGACCTGGGGGCTGGGCTGTCTCTTTGCGTGGCAACGTGTTCAGACACAGATACGGGTTGCTCCGATGGGCGGGGTGATCGGTCTCGACTATGCAGCCGCGAAGTGTGCCCTTGATACGGAGGGCATGTGGACCCCGGAAATCTTGCGGGGTCTTCGCATTATTGAGGCTGAGTTTGTCAAGGCAATGCGGTCGGAGGATTCGCCTGGGCGGGTTGGTAAAGGAGCGATGCTCTAGTGGCTAAGGTTCTGATTGAATTCCAGGTAGACGCCAAGGGTGGCGTTGAAACCATCAACAAGGTTAAGGAAGCTCTGGGCGGAGTCGGCATCAATGGGAAGGTTGTCGAGGACTCGCTCTCTAAGGCTGATGCCCAACTCAAGCGAGTCATGGACCGCCTTGATCCTACCGCCGCAGCGGCTAAGAGATTTTCGAGCATGTTGGCGGAACTCAACTCCGGTCTTGCGCGCGGCACCATCAATCAGGCCGAATTCAACAAGCAAGTTGAACTACTGAATGCAAAGGCCAACACCGCGGCGGGGGGACTGAGCAGGCTCGCCAAAGAGGGGGTTGGTCAACTCACATCCGCATTGATGGGCGTTGCCGGCATGGCCGCAATTACTCGATTCCTCGTTGACGGCACGAGGGCCGCAATGGAAGAAACCCGCGCCCTCTCCCAGCTTTCCAACGTTGTGAAACAGTTTGGGGGGGATGGAATTGCTGCCGCTGCCGCCACCGAGCGCCTGGCGAAGCAGCTTCTGAATATCGGCCTGGATAACGAAGTAACCATCAAGGCCGTTCGAGACCTGACAATTCAAACCCACGATTGGTCTCAGGCCATTTCTGCCGCCGCGCTGGCTGCGGATATGTTTGCCCGCACAGGCAAGGACTACGGGACGAGCCTTGCGATCATTCAAGACCTAGTTGCTGGTAAGGCGCGTGCCGTCATCCGCGCAAACCTTGAATTCGGAACCTCCGCGAAGACCGCACAAGAAGCACTTGACGCCCTCGAAAAACAGAATCGCGGTTATGCGGCCACCCTTGATGATAATCTCCAGAAGACCCAGGCGTGGAGGGCGGAACTTCAGGAATTCTCGCAGACCATTGGCGGACCACTCTCTGATGCCCTCGTGTTTATCATTCAGATGTTTAAGGGTCTTGGAGCAATAGCTTCCGCAATTGTCCTGCCGATTTATCAGGTCTACACCGGAATCGTGGCGTTGATACAAGCGATGAAGGCGGCGAGTTCCGGCAACTTCGCTGGCGCGCAGTCTGCTCTCTCGGGATGGGTCCAGGCGAGCAAGGCAGAGTGGCAAGGACTCGTCGAGTCGATTGAACATATGTTTGACGGCAAGACTATCAAGGCGGAGAGTTTTAAGCGTTTGGTAATTGATCCCATCAAGGGTGGCGAAGAGGCGGCGAAGAAACTCAAGGAACAGATCAAAGAGACCGATAAGGCTATCAGTCAAATGTTCGGAGGTGGCAGTAGTGCCACTTACGGGGCGAACTATTTCACCAGCGGGAGGCTGGCTGCCGGACTCTCCGGGCGATATGCGGCCGGTGGTGGCTTGGGAATCGAAACGGATCGCGCGTTCTCGGAGTTCGCCATCTACGCCGGGAAAAACTTCGGCCTCGTCATGGGGCAGGAGATTCCCGGCGGGATTGTTGACGGTTTGAAACAGGGCATTCCCGAACTCGGCGGCATGAGTGATGAGATGGCGCGGGAGTTTGGCGAGGCGTTCCGCGACGGGTTCCTGACCATCTTCCAGGGTGGCGACTTTCAGGATGCGTGGAAGTCCCTCTGGGGCGGCCTGGCGGGAATGGCCGCGCAGTCCTTCGGTGGAATCTTCACCAGCCTGATGAAGGGCGAGAAGCCCGATCTTGGTGCAGCCGGGATCACCAAGGAGGGCGGCGGCGTCAACTGGGGCGGGGTTGCCATGATGGGGGGCGGACTCCTCGCTTCCTATGGGATGGCAAGGCAGAATCGCGGCATAGCGGCACTCGGCGGGGCAATGTCGGGTGCGGGCATGGGTGCAACCATCGGCAGTATTATCCCTGGAATTGGAACGGTAATTGGGGCGGTTATCGGTGGCATCCTTGGTGCCGTTGCCGGTTACTTCTCCTCCGGTGGACCGAAGCAGTACGGGTACAACATTGATATGTCCCGAAGGGTTGGCGGCCTCCCCTTCCTCGAAATGGGTGGGGGGACCGGGCCGATTCAAGAGCAGGAGATGGCTCGGCAACTCATGGACCGCCAGGTACAGGTGTCGGGCGCGTTCCGCGACCTCCTGCGCGACATGAACGTGAGCATAGACAAGCTGCCTTTGATCCTCACCGCATGGAAGGGCAACACCGCAGACCTCAACGCCGTCTTCTCGGCGATCCTGAAGGGTGAACTCCCGCGCGCAGTCTTCGCGGCTTATAGAGACCTCCTTACGGGGGGCTTGATGGGCCTTGGGGTTTCTGGTGGCCGCGCGGGGCAATTGCTCGGCGCCTTTGACACGGGGGATTTCGACAAGGCCCTCGCATCCTTGCAAGCCTACGTTGCGGCACTGATGAAACTCCAGTCTCTTGCTAAGGATCTGTCAAAGGATCTCGTCACGCTTCAGGAAGAGTTGACCCGGACGGTGCGCGAGACGTGGCTGACGAGCATGGAAGACGCGCTCGAGGAAATCGGGGAACTCTCCGGGGGGCTTGACCAACTCACCAGTGATGAGCAGGTCGCGCGCGCGCAACAGATCGCGGACATTTCCGAGGCCCAGTACAAAGCCAATCTCGCGTATCTACAAAGTATCTACGATGCACAGAAAGAAATCGGCCAAGCCTGGGAGGATATGTTCTTCGGATTCAGAGAAGCCGAGGCGGGCGAGCAGGGCCCGGAGGCTCAAAAGGCTTTCTATAAGACTCAACTTGAGAAATTACAGAGTCAACTTGCGGGCGCGGGCAGCGTCGAAGAACTCCAGCGCATTATGCAGTTGATCCAACAAGCCGGGATGGCGCTCTGGAAATTGGGCGGAACGCAGGAAACCGGGATGTATGATGAGGCTGCGAGTACTAGAGAGTGGGTCGAGCAGTTCCTTCGGGATCAGCAGGCGGCGGCGGATCTCCTCTTTGCCCAATGGGCAGAAGAGGTAAAGGCCCAGAACGAGGCACTGCGGCTCGCCATTGTCGGGATCACCGACGCGCTCACCGGAGAGAACGGACTTCAGAAGGGCCTCAGTGGGTTCCAGTGTGGTCTGAACGATGCCTCGGGGGGCCTTGCAAGACTCAAGTTGGCTGCCGACGATGCCGCCGGCGCTCTTGGGGATCTTGGGGGCGGCGGGTATGAGCCCGGATATCAGAGGGGTGCCTAGTGCCCCGTACCCTTCCCACCGGCGTACAAACGGCAGTCTCGACATCTGGCTATCGGGCCTGTCTTGCTGTCGAGATCGGCACGGCCGCGACCATCCGGGTGACCGACAACCCCGCCGGGGTGACCATCGGCGGCAGCGAATATCCCGCCGGGTTTCTGGCTGTCGGTGAAACGCAGTTTAATGACCAGCCCGCCGTGAGCATCCGAATCGCCAACACGGGAAACGAGATCACAAGCCCGGATCTGAACGGGACCGCGGCCGGGGGAGTGATTGGGAAAACGCTGATAGTTTATGAGGTCACGTACAGCGCAGCCGGGGCGCAACTCACCGAGGATATTCTCTACTCGGGGATCGTGGCTGGGTTCGTCGCGGATTCTGACTCTGCGGAAATTGTTGGGACGCTTGCGGAACTCTGTGTTGCTGGCATGACAGGTCTCGTTACAAGCCGTCTCTGTCCTTATGTCTACGGAGGAACGCGGTGCGGGGATACTGACGCGACCTCTTGCGATCATACCTTTACTGGGTGTACTGCACACGCCAATACCGCGCGATTCGGCGGCTTTCGTACCATGCCAACACTCAATACCAAGTTGAGTTATTACTTGACCGAGTGGGTTCCTGGTACGTCCAGGTTCGGGACTTCGGTCACACCCACAACTCCGGTCCCGCCTCCAAGGCCAGATATTCGCCCACCGAGGCTGCGGCTGTCTCCTGCTGGGCCGCGTGTTGGGGGCACTCCTTCTGTATTACCTCCACCGGAAACGCCTGGGGAGACTTACTGATGACCGACCTTCTTGACCCAACCATTCACCCAGCCTACGGCAGCGATGATATCGAGAGCTGGGATGCCCTTGTGCTCGCCTCTGATACAGGTCCGACCCAAGTGAGGGGTCTTCGCACGGTTCCCCGGTGGATCGTCAATTACATGTGGGAGCGGCCGGTTGCTACAGAACTTGACACGCTGCAGGCCTTCTTCCGTACCCAGAAGGGGCCACAGACCACCTTTTATGCTTACACGGTTTCTCCCTGGCGCTGGTGGGCTGATGTGGCGGCGGGCACCGGGGATGGTTCAACCCTCACCTTTTTCTATCCGGGTCGGCAGTCTGATGCGGGCACTGAGGTAGTCAAAGTTGACGGCACCACCAAGACGGTGGTTACGCATTACAACATGACGTTCCCCTCTGATGCCAACAAGCGAGGACAGATCACCTTCACGGGCGGTAACGCGCCGGGCAATGGCCTGGCCGTCACCATTTCCTATCGGGGTACAAGACTTCTCTTGGGGCGCCTCTTGAGCGATGCCGTGGCTCAGGTCGTCGGATACCGGCGCCTCCGAATCTCTGCTCAGTTCTCCGGTGAGGAGCAATAATGCCGATCCCGCGCAGGCGACTCTACTCCACACCCTCATCGCCGGTAAAGACGGAGGGTTCTGTCCCATCCTATGATGGAACGCGCGGGAAAAGCGTTACCCGGGATTACAGTCTCAATGTTTCCGATACCGCCGAGAACCGAGTCTGTCCGATTGTCTACGGCACCAATCGCTATCAACCGCAGGTAGTTCACGCTGAAATCTCCGGCTCCATGTTGTACCTCGTCTATCTATTGGGTGAGGGTCCGATTGCTTCACTCAGCAAGGTCTACATTGGCAGTGATGAGGTTTACGCAACTCCCGTTACATGGTGTAGTTTCGTTGTCAAGACCGGCGCAACGGATCAGACGGAGATCACCGAAGTCCCTCATGCAAACTGGGCCAGTTCCTATCCTGGGCGGGCACTCCTCTACATGCGGTTGGATTTAACGTCGGCGAAGATTTCCGGGGGCCTTCCCGACCTCGAGGTGATCGTCAATGGCCTCAGGGTCTATGATCCCCGCGACCTCACAACGAAATGGACTGAGAATCCGTTCCTGATCGCGCGCGATCTGCTGACGAACACTGAGTACGGTGCCGGAGTTAGTTCCGCGTTACTGGATACAACCTCTTGGAATGCTTCCGCAGACCGCTGCGATGAGAGTATGGCCTAATGGCTAACTATACCCTCGCAATGGCGGCGGGCAGTTACACGGTAACGACGCCGGCCAGTACGCTTCTGTGCCTTCCCCGGTGGCGAGCCGGCTTTATTGTCACCGGCCGCCAGCCGGTCATTGATGTCATCAACGATATGCTTCGGGTGACCTGCGGGGGATTTATCTATTGGGCGGACGGGAAATGGTATGCCCGTCTGGACGAGCAGAATGTCATCGGGTGCCGTCCGGTAACGACCTCGGCAGTCGGGACCACGAACAGGGCTCAGGCATTTGTCGCCCCAGGACCGCGGATCAAGGTCGTCTGCAAGTTGAATCTTGCCGAGGGATTCAGCAACCCGACGCTTCGCTTGCGGTCGGCGCTGGCGGGTGCAGATCTCGCCACCTCAACGGCGACGGGTTTAACCTTTGCCAACAATCAGTCGGTCACCTTTGATCTTTCCACCTACCGATTGACGACCGGCGCGACTTACTATCTCGTCCTCAACGCCACGACGGGAGTGACCTGGCACCAATGCGCTTCAGGTACCTACTCCGGCGGGGCATCGTGGGATTATGTTGCTAGTGTCTGGACTGAGGAGCCCACGAAGGATTTCTGGTTCCAAGTCCACTATGCCGACCATGAAGTTAGGGACAGTCTTACCGCCACGTCCCCGGAGATTCCGATACTAGCCTCTGGCGGGAAGTCCTCGCTCACCTTCTCGCGTTCCCGAGAAGAGGCCCCGAACGTTGTAGAGGTGAGTTACTACGACCAGAGTGATTGGATCGTCAAGTCGGTTCGGTATGAAGGCGCGACGGTTCAAGACGGGACCAAGCAGCCGAACACGCTTTCTGTTCAGGCCCTCGCTGTTCCCATAAGTTCCTGTGCCTATCGTCTTGCAAGACAGTGGCACAAGATCGCCCAGAGGACGAATCGCGCCGG